CCGGTGGCGACGGTGTTCTGGTAGTGGCGGGCGTAGAGGGTGCATCCGCCGGTGCCGACCCCGCCGACGGCGGCGAAGTACACCGACGACTGGGTGGACGCGACGACCATCGGCACGGTGGTGAACATTCCGGCGGGGAACGTGGTGGCTTGGTTGCCGACCGAGTCGCCGCTGATGGACACGATGACGAACCCGGCGGCGACGTTCATCCGCAGCTGCGCCCACGGTCCGTTGCCGCCGGAGTTGATGGCCCGCAGGAACACGGCCGGGGTGCCGGTGGTGTTGTTCCGCACCGACAGTTGGAAGCCGCGGCTGCCGCCCGGGGAGTAGGTGAGCACGGACTGGGAGCCGCCGGTGGGCCAGCCGCCGGCGGCGGCGTTGGTGCCGGTGAGCATCAGCCCGGACAGGCCGGTCGGGTAGGCCGACAGGGGGCTGGTGTTGGTGGTGGCGGCCGGGTCGAGCAGCGTCACCCCGGGCACCACCTGGGCGCGGGCGTCGGTGATGGCGGAGTTGGGGATGGCGGTGACGTTGGCGCCCACGTTGATCTGGGCGAGCAGCAACGCCCCAGCCGGCACCGTCGGCGGGGTCGGGGACGCGGCGGCGGTGCCTTTGACCACAGTGAACACGGCGGTGTCGGACGCGTCACCCAGGTCGGAGTCGGAGACTTGGACGACGACCAGGTCGATGCGGGGTTGGGTGTTGGCGGCGGTGACGGTGACGGTTTCCTGCGCGCGGGCGCGGACCAGGTATTTATTGTTGCCGGTCTTGGCGGGGATGGCGGCGTAGCCGGCGGCGACGTGCAGGTTCATGGAGGCGGTGGTCGTCTGGGTGACGGCCATGGCTTGGCCGGTGTCGGCGGCGACGACGCCGGGTTCGGGGAATGCGGCGTCGATGAGGTCGCGGAATTCGTCGGCGGTGTAGTCGGTGAGTGCCTGCAGCCACAGGGCACGGTCTAGAGCCATGCGCTTCTCCAGGTCATCGTGACGGTCGCGGACGAGTACACGGAGGCGTAGAAGGACACGGTGTTGTCGCCCGGCTCGAGGCCGAACCACTGCGGGCCCGGCGCGATCAGATCCCGCCGCGGCTGATCCCCTTGCAGCAGCGCCGAATGCGCAGCCATGTCGACCACCAGGTAGTTCCCGGCGCCGAGGTTGGTGACGGTCACCGCCTGCCCCCGGTGCGCCACGGTCAGGCCGGTGCCGGGTCCGTTGAACCGGAACACCGGCCAGGAGGTGACGTTGCCTTCGTTGCGGGCCACCATCACCCCGGCACCCGTGCCCGCGCCGGCGAACCCGTAAGGGAACGTCATCGGGAACTTCCAGTCCCCGTCGGACGTGTCGGCCAGGTCGATCAGCGACGTCGTCACCGACTGCTCATCAATGCCGTACAGCACCGGGTCGGGGGCGGTCAGCACCAGTTCGTAACGGAACGCCGCATCACCGAGCGGGTCGATCTTCAACTGCCCCGACCGTTTCACCGACAACTGGCGGGCGCCGAGCACATCAGTGCCGACCAGCGTCGACAGTGCGCCCAGGTTGCGGGCCACCGCCCGCAGCGTGTCCTTCGCCTGCTGCAGCCGGGCCCGGTCGGGGTTGACCGCCGCCCCGGACAGGGTGATCTGCCGGGCTTCGTAGTTGCCGGGCGCGTCGAACGCCCCGTCCACACCGACCCGGTCGGCGAAGTCGATACGCACGTCGGGGGCGTCGTCCCACCCGTCGGCGTCCTCGAGCACCCACAGGGTGCCGTCCGCGGCGACGCCGGTGGCGTCCCAGTCGCCGACGACGAACCCGGGCAGGTAGGTGGCGGTCGGGTCGCTCATGCGGTCCTCGCCATCCACCCGAGTTCACGCGACACGGCCCGCCCGATCGCCTGCTCGGAGTGGTCCGCGCGCGGGTAGACGTTGACGGTGTGCCCGCCGCCGCCGCCGAGCGGGTGCCCTGCGTAGCCGGACACGCCGCCGACCCGGGTGACCGGCACCCCGACCAGCCGGTTCATCCGCCGGTCCACGGAGCGTTGCACCGCGTCCAACCCGGAGATGACACCCTGCCCGATGGGGATGCCGACCTGCTGGTGCATCACCGTGGACGGGGACTTGATGCCCAGTTTCTTCTTGATGACGTCGATGACGTTCTTCTGGATGATCGAGTCGATCCGCTTGCGGTCTTTCTTCAACTGGGCTTCGAGCCCGTCGACCTGCGCCTGCGCCTGGTTGATGCCGATCTTGTAGAACTGGTTGACACCCTGCGCGCCGATGTTCTTCGCGGCTTCGGTGAGCCGTTTCTGCTGTTTGTTGACCGCGGTGACGGCCTTGTCCCCGCCCGCAGCCAGGGCGGCGGCGGCCTGCCCGGCAGCTTGCGGGCCAGCTTTGATGATCTCCTGCAGGGTGGACTTGTTCAGCCCGGCCTTACGGAGTTTGTTGACGTTCTTGTAGAACGCGACGGTCGCGTCGACCCGTTTACGCATGTCGGCGATGAAGTCGGTGGCGGTGGCCTTGCGGGTTTTCTGCGTGTCGTCGGTGGTGGTCTGGATGTTCTTCGCCGCCTGCAACGCCGAGTCGAGCACCTGCTGGGTTTGCGCGGCGGAGGCGACGACGAGCCGGTAGGTGCGGGTGGCGACGTTGACCGGGTCGTCCTTGACCGGGATACGTTCCAGGGTGGTGACGAAGCTGCCGTAGGCCTTGGCCTGGTCGGACAGTTGGTTGAACAGGTCTTTGCGGATCTGCAGCCGTTTGTTCGCCGCGTCCAGGTCGCCCTTGTCCTTGCCGAGTTCGCGGACCCAGTCTTTGAGCTTGTCGATGTGTTTCTTCAACTCGGCGCGGAACGCCTCGGAGGTTTTCTTGGTGCCCTTCAACGAGGCGTTGATCTGCCCCCACGCGTCGGCGACGGCCTTCGCGGTTTCGGTGCCGGCCTGTTTGAGGGTGTCGAACAGGCTGCGGTCGAACTTGCCGGGCTTGGGCGGCGCGGCCTTCGGCGTCGGCGTCGGCGTCGGGGTGGTCGTGACGGGGGTGGGCTGCGGTAGTGGGCTGGTTTTCTTCGCCTCGTCGATGGCTTTCTGCACGGCCTTGTTGATGATCGGCACGTCGGAGGGGCGTAGGTCTCCGGTGGCGACCCGGGTGCCGACTGCGGCGCCGTAGAGTTTCTGCAGTTTCTCCAGCGCGGGGGCGGTGTCGATGTCCAGGCGCCAGCCGTGCAAGCTCTGCTCGACTGCGCCGGTGACCCCGGCGAGGTTCTCGGCGGCGGTCGCTGACGCGGAGAAGCTCGGCGGCAACTGCCCGGTGGCCTGTAGCAGGTCGTAGGCGTTGCCCTTCGCGTACCCGAACTGTTTGTTCAGGGCGATGAACGCGAGGATGGTCTCATCGCTCGGCCCGCCGAATTTCTTCCAGCGGGTGATCATGTCTACGACCTGGTCCTCATTGCCGGTGACGGCCTTGGTCAGGTCTTTGAGTGAGATCCCCGCCTTGGCCGCCTTCTCCGCCAGCCCGGAGTCCTGCAGCTTCTTCGCCGCCGTCAACTTGATGGTCTGGGTCAGCACCCCGTTGGAGGCGACGAGCGCGTCGGTGAAGTCCTTGACGTTGGTGGTGGCGTCCTGGATCACCTTCGCGGCGGCGCCGCCGTCGGTGCTGATGGCGTGGAACAGTTGTTTGACGCCGGGAATGTTGCCGACCAGGCCGGTGATCGCCCCGGTCACCTTGCTGCTCATCTCGATCAGGTCGGAAAGCCAGCCAACCAGTTTCGACACCGCGCGGATGATGTCGGTGAGCGCGCCGGCGCCGATCTTGACGATGGCGCCGATGAACTGCAGGAACGGGCCGATCATCGGCGACAGGGCTGTGAGCAGGTCGGACATGGACCCGGCCAGCGACCCGAACGCCTCGGCGAGGCCGGGCAGGGCGGGGGCGATGGCGGTGATCGCGTCCTGCAACCCGGCACCGAGCGCGCCGACGAACGCCTGCAGGCCGGGCATGAGCGCGGTGATCGCGTCGGCGATGACCGGGATGATCGGGGCGAGCGCGTCGACCAGTACGGGGATCAGCGGCGCCAGCGCGGTCATCACCTGCCCGACCGCGTCGGCGATGCTGGCGAACGCGGGCACCAGTTTCGGGATCAGCGGCACCAGCGTCTGAATGACCTGCAGCAGCGACCCGGCGAACGCGTCGGCGAGCTGCTGAACCACCGGCATCATCGCCTTGATCGCCTGCGCGATGACCGGGAACACCGGGGCGAGGGCGTGGGCAAGTTGTTCGATCACCGGCCGGATCGTGTTGACCACGTCGGTGAACACTGCGACCAGCGGCGGCAGGATCGTGGCGGCCATGTCGGCGAACAACTGCAGCACCGTCGCCACCGGCGGCAGCATCGCCTGGAACGCGGCAACCAGCGGTTTGACCAGCGGTATCAGCGCGGACAGGATCGGGCCGAGCAGGTTGAACGTGGTGGTGAGGATCTGCCCGAGCCCGGAGATGAGCGGGCCGACGGCCGGGGCGAGCGCCTGGATGACCGACCCGAGCGCCGGGGCGATGCCGGCCATCGCCGTTTTGACGACGGGGGTGATCGTATCCAGCGTTTGTTTGATCACCGGGATGATCGGCGTGAACGCCTGGGTCAGGCTGATCTGGATGGTGTCTGTGAACGTCGACCACAGCCCGGACAGGGTCTGCGACTGTTTGGCCATCGCCCCGGCCGCGCCCTGGAAGTCCTGCATGCCTTTGATCAGCGCGGGGATGCCTTCGGCCGCAGATAGCGTCCCGGCGTGGATTTGGTTGAGCACGTCAGCCGTGGTCTGACCGGTGGCTGAGGCGATGGCGGCGGCGGCGTTGAATCCGGGGAACGCTTCGGAGATCTGGTTCAGATTCTCGAGGGTCAGTTTGCCCGCCGACCCGATCTGCCCGATCGCCATGACCGCGTTGTGGATGTTTTCGGTGGATGCGCCGGTGACGGCGGCGACGTCGCCGATGGAGGTGAGGAACGGGATGACCTGGTCCTGGGCCATGCCGACCGAGTTGGCCAGGGCGAAGTACTGCTGGGCGTAGCCGAGTACGTCCTGCTGGGAGAACGGGGTCTTGGCGGCGAACTTCTGCAGCTGCGAGATCTGGTCGGTGGCGGCCTTGGATGAGCCGAGCAGGCTGGTGAACGCGGTGGTGGTCGTCTCGAGGCTGGCCGCAGACTGGATCCCGAACTTCGCGATCGCGGTGCCGGCGGCGGCGACCAGCCCGCCGGCGACCAGCCCGCCCTTGATGGCCGCAGACAGTCCTTTGGACAGTGCCGACCCGCCGGCCCGCCCGGCCTGTTCCCCGGCCTGGACGGTGGCGCGGGTGACCTGCTGGGCCATGCCCGCGGTGTTGACGTAGACGTTGACGCCCAGCGACCCGTAGGAGGCCATCAGCCGCTCACCACCCCGGGCATCGCTGCAAGCGTCTTAGCCGCGTCACCCCACGACCGGGTCTTACCTTGTGCGGGGTTGCCTGTTCGTCGCCCACCGCCCGCCACAGCCCCGAGAAGCGCCGCCTGCGCGGGCCGGGGCAGCGGCTTGGGCTGGCGGACGTGTTTCGCGCCGTGCGCCTTGAGCGTGATGTAGACCAGGGCGCCGAGGGAGTCGACGACCGCGGCGAGCAGGTGCGCCTCGGTCGACCACGACAACCCGGACTCCTGGTCCGGCCACGACCCGGCCGGCAGCCGGTCGAGCAGGACGTGGACACGGCGCAGCGACGTGCCCGGGTCGAGCACGTCGACTCCGAACGCCGCCAGCATCGCTGCCTCTACGTCTGGGTCGTGGCAGGCGGCGGCGGCGCGTCGGAGTTTGGGAGGTTCTCCATCCCCGCCCACTCGGAGAACGCGTTCATCAGATCGGTCACGTCCGACACCGACATCGGCGGGTCCAGGTTGAAGAACCGTTCCGGCCCGTCGCCGGCGAGGATGCCGCGGAACAGCGAGGTCCATTCCTGCCGTTCCACGTACTCTGCCGCGGCGATCGGCCAGTCCAGGCCGCCCTTGATGGCGAAGCGTTCTTTGCCGACGGTGAACGGGAATTCTTCGTGGCCACGTTCGCGTTGCGCACCCTTGGCGGCACGCTCCCGCTCGGCGCGTTTCTTGTCGAGGTTGAACGCGGCCGGCCGGCCGGTCACGCCCCGCCCTGCAGGAACTGCACCCGCGCGAGCGTGCCCGCGTCGTCCAGCGCGGCCAGGGTGACGTCCAGCGGCACCGCGGCGCCTTTCTGCAGTTGCATGTCCCCGGCCGAGTCGAGGTTGGCGCGGGTGAACCCGATCCGGAACTGGTTGGCGCCGTCCTTCGCGTCGACCAGCACCGCGTAAATGTGACCGCCGGACCCGGACTCCACCTCGAGGTCGATCAGCCCGCCGGTCGCGGTGGGCGGGTCGGTGTCGAAGTACAGGGCCAGTGTTTCCTCGTTGAGCTGCCACAACACGAACTGGACGGTGACGTTGCGTTCGGTGATGACGGTGCGGATCGGCACCAGCGACTGCCACGGGGTGATCTGCTCGCTGGTGGTGTCCTGCGCGATCGTCGGCCCGTCGTCGCTCGCGTAGCCGAGCGGCTTCCACGGGTCGGCCGGCACGTCGGCGATGTCAGGGATCGCGGTCCCTTCCGGGGCGATCCACAGGCCGACGTCGTTGGCGGTGCCGATGACGACTTCGGACGGGTCCAGCGTGACGGGTGCGGTCATTAGGTGGTGCCCTCCTGCTAGGCCGGGACGGCGGCTACGGGCAGCGGGTGCACGTAGAGGTCGTACCGGGCGACGTAGCGTGGCGCGCCGGTCGGGTCGGCCAGCCAGAACGGGCCTTCCACCGTGTCCACGCGGTTAACAACCCCCCCGGGCCAGGCCTGGCCGGGGAGTCCCATCAGCAGCCGGCGGGCCGCGTCCGCACGCGCGTAGGCGGCCTGTTTGCTGCGGGCCCGAACATCGACCTGCACGGACACCTGGGAGAGCCAGCCGGCAGGGGTTCGGACGTCATTGGCGGTGTACGCCCACGACGTGACACCACCGAGCGGGCCCACCGTGGCCCACACCAGCGCCTCCACGTCGGGGCGTGCATAGTCGAAAACCGGGTCGGTCATCATGGCCGCCCGTATGCGGCGCGGCCGGCGGCGGTGGCACGACCCAACATGGCCGCACCCTGATGGCCCCGCACCCCGAACTCGACGTACTTCGCGTAGGGGGTGTCGTTGACGACGCGGACGGTGCCGGTCCACTGCGGCTCCACCCGCCACCCGGCGTGCAGGTCGCCGGTGTCCCCGACCGGGGTGAACTGCGCGGCCAAATTGGCGACTTCCCGCCCCACCGCCATGGCGATCCGGTCGGCGATCAGATCCAGGGCGTGCGGGTCGGTGACGGTGAACGTGGCATGCCGGGTCGACACGCGTCTAGGCGACAACATCGGGGGCCACCTCCCCGACCAGTTCGGTGACGTTGCCGACCCGGGCACCGATCGGCCCGCCGGACGGGTCCGGCACCTGATGCTGGAACGTCAGCGAGTACACCCGGGCGCGGGCGACCAGCAGCCACCCGTCCCGCGCCGGGCAGTCCAACGGCAGGTACACGGTGCCCTGCATGACACTGTTCGGCGCGAACGGGCCGTGCCCGCCGGTGTCGGCGGCCACCACCGCGGCGGTGCCGAACGCCAACTGCAGGTTCCCGCCACCCGCCCAGGTCGGCGGCGTCGGCACGTCCTCCGGTGAGGCGGGGCCGAACGCCCAGCCGTGCGCGTCCGCCTCCCCGGAGGGTGGGAACACGGCGCAGTCGTCGGTGACCAGCAGAATCATGGGTCGATCCACCAGGACGGGTCGCCACGCAGCGGCGTGTCGACGACCAGCGGCACCGACACCATCTCGTCGGCGACGAAGGACCGGTGCCACCGGGCCCGCTCCAACGCCGCCCCGTAATCACCCACCGGCACCGCCGGGTCGTAGGACACCGACTGCGCCCCCGTGTTCACCTGCGACACCGCCGGGCTGGGCGGCAACGTGGCCGCGTAGTACTCCCACTGCAACGCCGCGGTCAGGTGCGGGTCGCCGGGCCAGTACAGGGCGGCGATGCCGGCGGCCACGTCGTAGGGCATGCCGCCGGTGGTGGGCGGGTCCAGCGGCGGCGCCCACGACTCCCACAACGGTGCGGTCATGCCAACTGCTAGACCAGGTCGGCCTTGGCGAACGGCTTCGCACCGGTCGGGTGCTTCTGCGTCGGCGGGTTGACCACGATGCAACCGAAGCGGGCGTAGGCGCGCATCAGCACCTGGTCGTCCTGGAACGCGGACACGACAACCTTCCCGTCGGTGTCGGCGAGCACACCCTGGTCGGACATGTCGTAGCGGATGTCCTGGCGGACGCCGATGATCACGGCGTTCCAGTTGCCGGTGACGAAGTCGGTGGTCTGCCCCACCGGGTATTCGCCGAACACGATCGGCACCCCGTACAGCGACGACACGGTGCCCGACCCGGACGCGACCGGGTTGTTCAGCAGGAACGCGCCGGTCGAGTCACGCACCCCACGCAACGCGCCCTGCACGGAAATGTCGGCGGACATGCCGGTGTTGCGCAGCCCCTGCGCTTCGACGGCGCCCATGGCCAGGTTGACGGTGTCGAGCGCGTCGGTGCCGTCGGCGATCGACTGGCAGTACGCGGCGGCGGTGACCCCGCCGGTCGGGAACGTGGCCGGCGCGCCGGTGCCGAACAGCACCGCGTTGTCCAGGGCGGTGCCGATCGCCGCACCGAGCTGCGGTTTGACGAAGTTCCACAGGTTGATCGACGAGTCGTCCAAGTACACCTGCGGGATCGACACGGTGACCGCGACTTCCTCCGCGGTCATGACGAGCACGTCGAAACCGAGATCGGAGATCGGTTTACGCCCGCCGGCGGACACCCACCCGGCGGTGGGGATGCCGGCCTGTACCGGCATCTGCTGCACCCCGGTCGGCATGGGGCGGCGCTGCGCGAGCTGCAACACCCCGGACTGGGAGGAGGCGACGGCGATCACTTCGGCGGCGACCGCGGGCGGGATGATTCCAGAGGCATCGATGGGTCCGGCCATGACAGGCGTCGGCTTTCTGTGCGGTGGATGAGGTCACACCGCTTTGCTGCCGCCGGGCCGGGGCCGCCTCACGCTGCACCCCGGCCGGGCTTCGGCCTCACGCCTCTGAGCCCGGATTCGGTTACCGGCTGCCGCCGCCTCACGCTGCACGGCATCGGCGCAAGTGTCTACCCGCCCGCGCCGGGTTGTCTACAACGACGCGCCAGGTCAGCCCGAGTCGTACAGGTCGAACACCCCCGGCCCGGGCACCTGCACCGACATGCACGGGCCCGCGTAGTGCGGGCAGTCGACCGCGTGGTCGAGCCCGCCGGACCCGGTGATCGTGGTCCCGTCGACGCGGACCAGGGTCACCGGCTCAGGTTGGAACCCGCAGTACGGGCAGAACCGGCGCCCGTCCCTGATCTCGCTCACCTAGCCGCGCCCGTTGGCCATGGCGGTGCGCAACCAGTCCGACTCGCCCGCGTCCTGCCGCGGCCCGGACGGCACCACCGGCCGCGCCGGTTTACGCTGCTCCGGCACCGCCTCCGCGAGCCGCCCCACCGCCGCTTCGATCCGTTCCATGTCCGGCTCACCCGCCTCGTCGGTGAACTTGCCGAAGTCGATCAGGTCGGTGTCCAACGCGTCAGCCAGCCCACCGAGCCGGGATGCGGCGCGGGCGCGGAACTCGGCGGCCGCCAGCCGTGCCCCGGCCGTCCGCAACGCCTCGGCCTTGCCTTCGTCGCGGGCCTGCGCGATCGCCTTCTCCGCGTCGTTCATCTGCGACTGCTTGAGCTTGGAAACCTCCGCCTCCCACTTGGCGGCGCGTTTGCGTTCGGTTTCCAAACCTGCGAGCGCGGTTTTCAACTCCGCACCCAGGTCACGGCCGGCGTCCTTCGCGGTGCTGGTGCGGGACGGTTTCTGCTCGGCGTCGCCCGG